ATTCAATTCATAAAATAAAAAGGAGTTACAATGGCAAAAGTTCAAGTGGATTTAGCACAACAAATTGCCGATAATCTAAATAAGAAATACAAAGACCAAAAGGTTGCGTTCTTTTTAGATGATGACTCGGAGGATGCACCCACCAATATAACGGGGTGGGTGTCCTCTGGGGCAACTATGTTGGATGTGGCAGTTTCCAATAGACCATTTGGTGGATTTCCAATTGGTAGAATTACGGAAATTACGGGATTAGAGCAGAGTGGTAAATCATTATTATCAGCACACGTGTTAGCAGAAACGCAAAAGCAAGGTGGTGTTGCAGTATTGATTGATACAGAAACTGCGGTAAGTAGAGAGTTCTTTGATGCAATTGGTGTAGATGTATCCAAACTATTATATATTACGGCTGATACCGTAGAGGATATATTTGAAACAATTGATACAATCATTGAGCAAGTAAGAAAAGGTGATAAAGATAAGTTAGTAACTATCGTAGTTGATTCAGTAGCAGCAGCATCTACACAGAGAGAGTTGGAAGCTGATTATGGTAAGGATGGATACGCGACTGATAAGGCAATCATCATTTCAAAAGCAATGCGTAAAATCACAAATGTGATTGGTAGACAAAAGATTACATTAGTATTCACAAACCAATTACGCCAAAAGATGAACGCAATGGCATTTTCAGACCCTTGGACTACATCAGGTGGTAAAGCAATCGCATTCCACGCTTCGGTTAGGTTGAGATTAGCGTCAACTGGTAAAATCAAAGCAAAGGATGCAAAGGGTAATGAGAGAGTAGTTGGTATCAAAGTAAGAGCTAATGTTATTAAGAATAGATTAGGACCACCATTGCGTTCAGCAGATTTTGATATTTTCTTTGATAGAGGTATTGACAACTACGGAGCATGGTTGGGAGCAATGAAAGATTATGACTTTGTTAAGCAAGGTGGTGCATGGTACACATATGTTGACGTTGAAACTGGCGAAGAATTTAAATTCCAAGCCAAAGAATTGCAAGATTTGTTGGAAAATAACCCATCGGTAAAAGAACAAATATATAAACGAATTTGTGAGTTTACTATTCTACAATACAAAAAGGATTCATTGGATACAGATAATCTAGTAGTAGATACGGCAGTATTAGGTGATGAATAAACAAACATATGAACGAGTTATATAAAAGGTTATTAGATGAAGTTAGTGAGGAACACACGAAAGTAAAAGACCAATCATTAAACTCAAAAGTTCTATTAGTAGATGGATTAAATACTTTTATCAGAGCATGGACGGTAAATCCCGCAATGGATGATAATGGTGACCACATCGGTGGTATAACTGGCTTCCTAAAGAGTATAGGTTATGCAATCAGAGAATACAAAGCAACTCGTTGTATCATTGTATTTGATGGTAAAGGTGGTTCGGACAGCCGTAAAAAGATATTTAGTGGATACAAAGCTGATAGAGGTAAAAGCCGTTTTAGAGTAAATCGTCAATATGAAGATATGATGTCAAAGGAAGATGAGAGTGTTTCTATGAAACGCCAAATGATTGGCCTAATAGAATTGCTTGAATATCTTCCTGTTGATATTATGTTGTTTGATAGTATAGAAGCAGATGATGTGATTGGATATATTGCATCAAAATTAGTTACGGAAGATGATGGAGCAATAGTAATGTCATCTGATAAGGATTTTTTACAATTAGTTAAATCAAATGTTGAAGTTTACTCACCAAGCAAAAAGAAATTATATACGGAGCAAACGATTGTTGAGGAGTTTGGCATCCATCCCAATAATTTTATGGTATATCGTTGTCTTGACGGTGACACCTCTGATAATATTAATGGCATTGGTGGGTGTGGTCTCAAAACAATTATTAAGAGATTTCCAGAAGTGGTGGAATCGGAAAGAATAGAGTTTGATAAATTATTTGAGTTATGTGAAGAACGTGGTTCTGGTAAAGGACCTAAAATTTACAAAGATATTTTGGATGGAAAACCAATTGTAGAAAGAAATTTCAGATTAATGCAATTAGAAAACCCAGAAATATCATCTAACACACGATTAAAGATTTATGCTAAATATCAAGAGAATGTATCCAAATTGGATAAATTATCTTTTATTAAAAAAGCAATGAGTATGAAGGTTATTGATGCATTGGGAGATGTAAATAATTGGATTATAAAGAATTTTAGTTTAATTAACAAATATAGTAAATAACAATTTAAACGCGGAGAGCAATCTATGAAGTGCATTAAAAATAAAGATGGAGAAATCCGAAGAGTATTAGAAACAGAAGCTGACCAAAAAGTAAAATCTTACGGATGGACATTCGTCCCAAAATCAGAGTGGAAAGCATTACGTGTAAAAACAAAAGAAAAAGTAGTAGTCGAAGTTAATACTAATTTAACAATTGAAGAAAAGAGATTAGCAAGAAAGAAGAAGGATAAAAAATAATGGAAACAATAGATAATCTACAAAAGTTTGGTCAATCGTATCAGGCAAAAGTAGTTGCATCGTTGTTAGAATCCCAACCTTTCTTAAATCAAGTTTCCGATATAACCAAAAAAGATTTTTTTGAATTAGAAGCAGATAGATGGATAGTTGGTGAGATTGTATCTTACAATTTAAACAATAATTCTGCACCTACATTAGATGTATTCAAAGTAAAATTGAATGAGGTAGAAACTGATGCCCAAAAGAAAATGATTGTAGATAGATTACAACAGGTCTATGATTTATTTGGTTCACCGGATTCAGATTTTATTAAGCAAGAATATTTACAATTCTGTAAAAGACAGAAACTTAAATCAGCTATCTTCCAATCAGTTGATTTACTACAAAGTGGTAAGTATGATGAGGTTGGGACACTTATTCAAGATGCATTAAGAGCAGGTTTAGAAAACAATTTAGGACACGATTATTTTTTAGATATTCTATATCGTTTAGAAGATGTAAAAAGAAACTCCGTACCTACCGGTTGGAAACCAATTAATGAGTTGATGGATGGTGGATTAGGACCAGGTGAGTTAGGTGTTGTAGTAGCACCATCTGGCATTGGTAAGACTTGGATATTGTGTAAGTTGGGTGCAGATGCAGTAGCACTTGGTTTCAATGTGTTGCATTATAGTTTGGAGTTGAGTGAGAACTATGTAGGTTGTAGATACGATACAATTTATACAGGCATTCCTTTGGCAGATTTAAAAAACAATAAAGAGGAAATACAAAGAAAACTAAAAGGTTATTCTGCTCGTTTGATGATTAAAAATTATCCAAATAGGGGAGCTAGTGTAAAAACTATGAAAGCTCACATTGATAAATTAAGAGCACAAGGATTTATCCCACATCTTATTATAGTGGATTATGCTGATTTACTTAAACCTGTAAATAAACGAGATGGTTTATACGCAGAGTTGGGTGGAGTGTATGAGGAACTACGTGGTATGGGTGGAGAACTTGGAGTTCCAATTTGGACTGCATCGCAAACCAATAGAGGTGCATTGGAAGATGAAGTAATCCACGCAGATTCGATTGCAGATAGTTATGCCAAAGTAATGACAGCTGATTTTATTATTAGTGTATCTCGTAAGGATAAAGATAAGTTGGCTAATACTGCAAGGGTGCATGTGATGAAAAACAGATTTGGACCAGATGGTTTAACATTCCCAACAAAGATGGATACGATGCGAGGTGAGATAGAAATATACGATGCACAATCATCAAATGGTATTATGGCAACCAAAGAAAGTAACAATGGAGTTCAGATAGAAAAGAAATTATTACACAAAAAGTATCTGGAAAATATGCCAACCGATATGGGCTAATATACTTAAAAAACTACCAAACTTACATAGAAAAATCCTACGAAAAGTTGGGTGGAAAAGGTAGTATATACAATACTTATCTATACCTAAAATTGAAATTAGATAAAAAAACTATGAGCAAATTATTTACAGAAAGGGTAGCATATAAACCATTTGAATACCCTGTTTATTATACGGAGGGTTGGTTATTACAAGCTCAAGCGTTTTGGCTTCACACAGAAATACCGATGCAAGGTGATGTTAAGGATTGGAATGAAAACCTATCACCATCCGAAAAACATTTAGTTGGAAATATTCTTTTGGGTTTTGCTCAAACTGAATGTGCAGTTTCTGATTATTGGACAGGTATGGTTACTAAATGGTTTCCAAAGCATGAGATTAGACAGATGGCAATGTTGTTTGGTTCACAAGAAACAATACATTCAGTTGCATATTCTTACTTAAATGAAACATTGGGATTAGATGATTTTGCAGGTTTTATGCACGATGAGGTTATGAAAGAAAGATTTGAACTTCTTACTAACACAACTGCCGAATGGACGCCAAAAGATTTAAGAACAAATCATCAAGCTAGAGTTGAAGTGGCTCGTTCACTTGCTATATTTTCTGCATTCACAGAGGGTGTAGCCCTTTATTCATCATTTGCTGTATTGTATTCTTTCCAAATGAGAAATCTATTGAAAGGAATTGGACAACAAATGAAGTGGAGTGTTAGAGATGAATCACTACATTCTAAAATGGGATGCCAATTATTCAGACATATGTGTGATGAGTATCCTGAATTGTTAGAAGAAGCTAAAGTTGACGTATATAAAGCAGCTGAAATGATTAGAGATTTAGAACATAAGTTTATTGATAAAATTTTTGAAATGGGTGATTTGGATAATCTTAAAAAAGATGACCTAAAAGAATTTATTACAAAGAGAGTTAATGAAAAGTTAGGAGAATTAGGTTACAATCCAATCGTAGGTGGTGATGGTATGTTTGAATATAATGAAAAGAAAGCATCTGAATTAGATTGGTTTTATCATTTGACAGGCGGGGTCACTCATACTGATTTCTTTGCAATGAGACCAACCGATTATTCAAAAGCAGGTGAAGGTGAAGATTGGGGAGATATATTTTAAAAATGCAAATTAAAACGCATCATATTGTTTATTGTACTAGGTGTATTATTACCAAAAAATGGTATATAGGTGTACATAGCACCAATAACCTAAATGATGGATATATGGGAAGTGGTAAAATATTAAAACTTTCTATTAAAAAATATGGAATTGAAAACCATATTAGAGAAATATTATTTAATGTTGATACAAGGGAAGATGCTTTAAGTTTAGAAGCAACTATGGTTAAAGAAAGTACATTAAGTTTACCAAGATGTATGAATATAAATATAGGTGGTATGGGTGGAAATTTTGGTGTAGTATCTCCAAATAAAGGTAAAGTTTTTAGCGAAGAGCATAAAGAAAAATTGAGAATTGCTAAACTTGGTATTACACCTTGGAATAAAAATAAAAAACAACCATACACTGCTGAACAAATAAAAAGAATGGTTAATAATAAAAAAATAAAATCTGGATACAAATGTAAACCAAAATGGCAATATCATTGTCCTGATGGTGTATTTAATACTATAAAAGAAGCATCTGATTTTTACAAAATTTCACCCCCCGCTTTACGATTTAGGATAAAATCAGCAAATTATTTAGATTTTAAAAAAAATAAAATATAAAATATATGAGTTATATAGATAGTTTAGTACAAGAAATGGGATGGGTAAAAGATGTAGATTATCCATCGTGGGGTCATAATGAGGTATATGTAAAAACTATATCCAAAGGATACTTGCAAGATGGTGAGAAACCAAAGGATGCCTATTGGCGTGTATCTACAAAGATTGCACAAAGATTGGGTAAACCACAATTGGCAACAAAGTTCTTTGATTATATTTGGAAAGGGTGGTTGTGTTTAGCAACGCCTGTATTATCAAACACAGGTACAGATAGAGGTTTACCTATTAGTTGTTTTGGCATTGACGTAGGTGATAGTATCTATGAAATTGGTTCAAAGAATTTAGAGTTGATGTTATTGGCAAAGCATGGTGGTGGGGTTGGTATTGGTATAAACCAAATCAGACCAGCAGGTGCAAAGATTACAGGCAACGGAACATCGGATGGTGTAGTTCCATTCTGTAAAATCTATGATTCAACTATATTAGCAACAAATCAGGGTTCAGTTCGTAGAGGTGCAGCATCTGTAAATATGAATATTGACCATAAGGATTTTGAAGATTGGTTGGAGATTAGAGAACCCAAAGGAGATGTAAACCGTCAATCACTAAACATGCATCAATGTGCGGTGGTAGGTGATAAGTTTATGAATAAGTTGCAAGAAGGAGAATCGGAAGCAAGAAGAAAGTGGAGTAAACTATTACAAAAAAGAAAGGCAACGGGTGAACCATACATTATGTTTAAGGGAAATGTAAACAAACAAAATCCAGAAGCGTATAAAAAGAATGGATTAAAGGTTTTTATGACCAATATTTGTAGTGAAATTGTATTACACACAGATGAATCACATTCGTTTGTTTGTTGTTTAAGTTCTTTGAATTTGGCTAAATACGATGAGTGGAAAGATACTGATTTAGTCTATACTGCTACGATGTTTTTAGATGGTGTTCTTGAAGAGTTTGTACAGAGAGCCAAAGGATTAGTTGGATTTGATAATTCAGTTCGTTCAGCCACTAAAGGACGTGCTCTTGGATTAGGAGTTTTAGGGTGGCATACATACCTACAACAAAAGGGTATTCCGTTTGAAGGATTGCAAGCACAATTTGAAACTCGTAAGATTTTCTCTCAAATGAAAATTGAAAGCGAAAGAGCAAGTAGAGATATGGCAGCTGAATTGGGAGAACCCCTATGGTGTAGAGATACAGGTTTCCGTAATACTCACTTGAGAGCAGTAGCACCAACAGTATCTAACTCTAAATTAAGTGGTAATGTAAGTAGTGGTATTGAACCGTGGGCAGCTAATGTATTTACAGAACAAACTGCAAAGGGAACATTCATTCGTAAGAACCCAGAGTTAGAAAGGGTGTTAAGAAAAATGACTAAAAACACCAAAGAAGTTTGGGATAAGATTTTAGCAGATGGTGGTTCGGTACAAGATTTAGATTTTTTGGATGAGTGGTGTTTTGTAGATACAAAGTTGGTAGAATGTAATGAAGTATTACACGAAAATAATTACAAATGTAGTTCGGTTAAAGATGTATTTAAAACATTCAAAGAAATTAACCAATTAGATTTAGTAAAGCAAGCAGGTGTAAGACAACAATACATAGACCAATCAGTTTCTCTAAATCTAGCATTCCCTGCAACTGCAGAGCCAAAATGGATAAATCAAGTAACTATGGAAGCTTGGAAACAAGGAGTTAAGACTCTTTACTATATGAGAACAGAAAGTGTATTAAGAGGAGACATTGCGGCAAGAGCAATGGACCCTGAATGTGTAGCTTGTGAAGGATAAACTAAATAATAATGTTATGGGTGAGAATATTTCAAATAAAAATAAAGAATTGACCGAAAAAATAAAAGAAGAAATTATTGAGAAGCCGAAAGGACCAATTAAATTTCAAATTCAACTTAACGAAGAACAAAAAGAAGCAAAGGAGAAAATCCTAAATAACGCAATTACAATATTAAGTGGTAAAGCAGGTAGTGGTAAAACATTACTTGCCTGTCAAGTAGCATTGGATATGTTATTTAAGAAAACGGTGCATAAAATCATCATCACTCGTCCAACGGTATCAAAAGAAGAGATTGGATTTTTACCGGGAGATTTAAGAGAGAAGATGGAACCGTGGATGCAACCCGTTTATTCTAACTTTTATCAATTATATAACAAAGAAAAGATTGATAAAATATTAACAAACGGACAAGTAGAGATTGTACCATTAGCATTTATGAGAGGTAGAACATTTTTAGATGCATTCATTATAGTAGATGAAGCACAAAATTGTACTAACGACCAAATGGAGATGATTACATCTCGTTTGGGATTGAGAAGTAAAATGGTTGTATGTGGTGATACACAGCAAGTAGATTTGAAATATAAAGGAGATAGTGGATTTAAATTCTTATTATCTGCAGCAAAGAAGATTAAGGATATGGATTCACAAACATTAT